ACTCAGCGCAAACACCGTCAAAATTGGGGTGGGGGGGGGGGTAGGCGCTTGAAGGGCAGAAAACCCAAGCCAACGGCATTGAAACGGCTCAGCGGCACGGCGCGACCGGATCGCGTGAATGCAGCCGAGCCGCAGTTCAGAGTCCCGGAGCGCACGCCCAGCCCGCCGGCATACCTGGCGCAGGAAGCGGCGGATGTGTGGCGCGATTTGGGCAAGCTACTGCGCGAGGCCGGCCTATTCACAGTGGTGGACCGGTACGCGCTGGCGATGTTTTGCAGCGTCGCGGGCCGGTGGATGGACGCTGAGCGCAAGATGAGGTCCTCCGGAGGACCGGTCCTGATCGCGGAGTCGGGCAACCTGTATCAGAATCCCTGGTACTGCGTGGCCAACAAATCGTGGAGTCAGATGAGGCAGATGCTGAGCGAATTCGGGTTGACGCCGGCGGAGCGATCGCGATTGAAGGCGATCGTTACGGAGGAGGAGCCGAGCCTGGCCGAGATGCTGTTCCAGATGAGCGTGGGGGATGATGGCGACGATTGACTTCACGGCTGACCAGTACGTCGAGGACGTACTGTCCGGGCAGCAGACCGCGTGCAAGTGGGTCCGGCTGGCGTGCCAGCGCCACGCGCGCGACCTGGAGCATGGCCCAAAGCGGGGACTGCACTTCGATGAGCAGACGGCGCGGCAGGCCGTGGCGTTTTTCTCGTTGCTGAAGCACTCGAAGGGGGAATGGGCCGGCCGGCCGATACGGTTGGAGCCGTGGCAGCAATTTCTGATCGCGTCACTGTTCGGATGGAAGCGGGCCGACGGATTGCGACGTTTCCGCACCTCCTACTTGGAGTGCGGACGCAAAAATGGCAAAACGACGATAGCGGCCGGCCTCGGGCTGTATCTGATGCTGGCCGATGGCGAGCCGGGTGCGGAGATCTACTCAGTGGCCACGAAGCGGGACCAGGCGCGCATCAGCCACAGCGAGGCGACCCGCATGGCGAAGGCGTCTGCGCCGGTTCGGCGCGAGGTGACGATCTTCCGGGACAACATCCACATCGTCGACACGGCCTCGAAGTTCGAGCCCCTCGGCGCGGATGCTGACACGCTGGATGGGCTGAACACGCATGGGGCGATGGTCGACGAGGTGCACGCCCACAAGACCCGCGAGGTGTGGGATGCGATCGAGACGTCCACGGGCAGCCGTAGGCAGCCGCTCATGTTCGCGATCACGACGGCTGGGTACGACCGCCAGTCGTTGTGCTTCGAGCAGCACGAGTACACAGAGAAGGTCCTCGAAGGTGTGATTGAGGACGATTCCTGGTTTGGGATGATCTACACGCTCAATGAGGAGGACGATTGGGAAGATGAGGGCGTATGGGTCAAGGCCAACCCGAACCTGGGCGTGTCGAAGAAGGTCGACGATATGCGGCGCAAGGCGGATAGGGCGCGGGAGATGCCCAGCGCGTTGAATGCGTTCCTCCGAAAGGAATTGAGCATCTGGACGCAATCAGATACGAAGTGGGTCAGTTTGACGCATTGGAACGCGTGCGGGCAGGCGGTGGACGCGGACGGATTGCGCGGGCGCACGTGCTATGGCGGCCTGGATCTATCGAGCAACATCGACGTTTCTGCGTTCGTGCTGGTGTTCCCCCCGCAGGCGGACGGAGATGACTATAAAACGCTGGCCAGATTCTGGATCCCGGAGGAAGCAATGATCGAGCGCAGCCGCCGCGACCGCGTGCCGTATGACGTTTGGGTGCGGCAGGGCTTCATTACTGCGACGCCGGGAAACGTGATCGATTACGCGTGGATCCTCCATCAGATCGACCAGGATGCGCAGGCATACGACATCCGCGAAGTGGCATTCGATCGGTGGGGCGCGACGAAGATCCAGACCGAGCTAATGGAGCGCGGGGGCGATGACTGGCTGGTGCAATTCGGGCAGGGGTACGTGAGCATGAACCCGCCGATGCGCGAGCTTGAGCGGCTGATCCTTGAGCACAAGCTCGCGCATGGGAACAACCCTGTTCTCACGTGGATGGCGAACAACCTGGTCGTTCGGACCGATCCGGCTGGCAACATCAAGCCGGACAAAGAAAAGTCAATCGAGAAGATCGACGGCATGGTGGCGCTGGTGATGGCGCTCGACCGGGCGCTGCGGCACGAGCCGCCCAGGCGAAGCGTGTACGAGGATCGAGGATTGGAGGCAGTATGAGGCCGATTACGTTCAAGTACGCCAACCGGACGCTGGGCGCTCCGGAGGGCGAGTATCCAGAAGACGTCGCCGGAATTGATCCGCTGCCAGTGTGGACCAATGGCCGTCAATGTGTTTCGTGCTGGAAGATGTCCTGGCGGGAGCGGCTCGCGGCGCTGGTGTTCGGGCGGGTGTGGCTAGCCGTGCTGAGCGGATCGACGCAGCCGGCCGTTGGTATCACGGCGACGAGGGCGTACCTGAAAGAGGATGGTCCGCCCGCTGGACGCTGCTATTTGCGCGGGCGCACGCTATTGGGGATCTTCAACACTGGTGAAGGTCATTGACGACGACACCGGCGAGGTGATTCGATGGTATTGGGACACAGCGATCGAGCATCCTCCGGAGACGGCGTGAGGTTGTTCGCCCGCTATCCGGTTCTGCGGCAGATCATCGTGAGCACGCGGACGGACAGATCATTCCGGGGCGTGCTGTGGCGGAAGCGGCGCGGGTACCTGGTGCTCAGAAACGCGGAGATGTTGAAAGGCCGGGGCGAGGTCGTTCCGATGGATGGTGAGGTTGTGATTCCTGCCGAGAACGTGGATTTTATCCAGGTGGTGAGCTGATGGCGGTCGTGCAGAGCGCGACGTCGTTGGTCGACTTGCAGCCTGGCTGGGCCACGATGTACCGGCTGCAGCCGAACGTCCGGACGTGCGTCGATTTCCTGGCGCGCAACATCGCGCAGCTCGGCCTGCACGTGTTCCGGCGCGTGTCGGATACGGACCGGGTGCGGTTGACGGATCACCCGCTGGCGAGGGTGCTGGCCAGGCCCCTACCGCCTGACTACAAGATCACCTACTACCGCCTGATCGAGGCGCTGGTGGCCGACCTCGGCGTGTATTTCAACGCCTACTGGCTCAAAATTCGCGTGGATGGCGCGCCGGCGGGTCTCCTGCGGATTCCACCTCCGTATGTGACCATCAAAGGCGGCCTGATCCCCAGCCAGTACAAGATCAGCGTAGGGGGCAAGATCATCCAGGTGCCGTTGGATGGCATCATTCACTTCCGCGGGTACAACCCGGAGAATCCCATCTCCGGCCTGTCGCCATTGGAGACGCTGCGGCGGGTCCTGGCGGAGGAGCACGCAGCCGGGGATTATAGGGAGCACTTCTGGCAGAACGCCGCGCGGATGGGCGGGGTCATCGAGCGGCCCCGCGAGGCGCCGGAGTGGAGCGACACGGCGCGGGCGCGGTTCAAGGCGGAGTTCGAGGCGCTTTACTCAGGGGGGGACAAGATCCTGGAGGAGGGGATGACTTGGAAGCCGGGGTCGTTCAACCCGCAGGAATCGGAGTATCTGGAGGGGCGGAAGCTCACGCGCGAGGAGTGCGCGCGCGCGTACCACATTCCACCTCCGATGGTCGGCATCCTCGACCACGCGACATTCTCAAACATCAAGGAACAGCACAAGAACCTCTACCAGGACAGCCTGGGGCCGTGGCTGGCGATGATTGAGCAGGATATTGAGCTACAGCTCCTACCGGAGCTGGGGGACACGCAGGGCGTGTACTGCGAGTTCAACATTGCGGAGAAGCTGGCCGGGGCATTCGAGGACCAGGTGACGGCGCTCCAGAGCGCCGTAGGCAGGCCGTGGATGACTGCCAACGAGGCCAGAGCCAGAATGAATCTGCCCTCCCTGGGCGGGGATGCGGAGCGGTTAGTGCTCCCGTTGAACGTTCTGGTCGGTGGCCAGGCGAGCCCACGGGATAGCGCCCCACCAAAAGCGCTAGGGCCCGGTGACCGAAATGTGAATCAGAAGGTCAGTGGGCTCGACACGCACCAGCCGGAGATGCGGGCAGCACACGAACGGAAGTGGGTCGAGGTGCTGACGCGGCACTACCAACGGCAGGAGGCGGCGATCGTGAGCCGCCTGCCGGAGGAGCCGGGCAAGGCCGACATCGGGGGCGTGTGGTGGGACGAGGACCGCTGGGACCGGGAGCTGTCCGAGGATCTCCTCCGGCTGAACACGCTGACAGCGGGTGCGTGGGCCAACGAGGTCGCCGCCCAGTTGGGGGCTGAGATTTCGGAGGAGCGGATGCTGCCGTGGCTGGAGGCGCACAGCCGGGTCCAGGCGGCGTACATTAACGGTCAGACGCAGGACCAACTGACGGAGGCGCTACGGGCCCCAGAGGCGCGGGACGCGGTCAAGGATATGTTTCTCACGGCCATATCGGTTTGGGCGCGCCGGCAGGCGATTTCGGGCATCACGACCGCGGCCAACTTCGGGGCAGTCGAGGCGGCGCAGGCCGGGGGGCTGGCCACGAAGACGTGGCGGGTGAACAGTAGCAATCCACGTAGTGAACATTTGGCGATGGACGGGGAAACGGTGGGGATCCGGGAGCGATTCAGCAACGGGATGCGCTGGCCGGGAGATCCGGCAGGGGGCGCAGAGAATAACGCAAACTGCCAGTGTTCGGTTGAGTTCGGGAGGTAGATAGAAATGGAACGCAAGACGTA